AACCTCGCGAAACTCGCACCACGGCCCACGGCCCCTGTAATGCAACAGGGCATCATGCCCATGGCCCGATAATGGCTACTGTTCCGGCCACTCAGCTGGGGTCTTTGTATGTAGACGCTCCGACGCTTACTTTTGCAGAAGATCGCCCGGTAGAAAAAACAGAATTAACTCCGGAAGAACAGGCGGCACTTCTTGCTCAAATTGCTGCTCAACAACCGGCTGAAGCTTCTGCTTTACAAAAAGGCATAGGCACTTTAGAAACAGGAGCCACTTTAGCGTCTTCTGGTCCTGCCTATTTAGCGGGTCTTGCAAATTTATTGGGCACATTAACTCCGCAAGACGCTCGCGCTATGGGCATCATGGGCATTCCTCAAATACCTCAAGGCGAGTTGGATTCTAGTAAGCCCGATTTTCGCGAAGCTTTAGATCGTTACCGAAGCACTGTTGAAGCTTTGACTTACATGCCGCGCACTGAAGAAGGTCAGCGCCAACTGGGTGCGGTAGGTGAATTTTTGGAACCGTTGGCGTATGCGTCTGAGCAGCTTGGGGCGGGCACTGAATTTTTAACGGGTTCTCCTTTAGCTGGAGAGTATGCGGAAGAGTTTGGCTTGGATTTGTTAGGTCTTGGTGTGGGCAAGGCCATAGTTTTTGGCGCTAAAGCCAAAGGTCGTTTTGGAGAAAAAGTTAGAGAAGCGGAAAAGTTAGCTAAAGATGGTAAATCTGATCTAAAAATTAATAGACAAACGGGTGCCTCACGGACCACGGAAAACAAATTTATTGTGCCTACACCCTTCAAAGGCGCTAGAGGACTTAAATTAAAAGAAAGTTTAAGGGAAGGCGGCCCGACAGGTTTTATAGAAAAATTTTACATGGGGGACTACCCTGAAAATGTCGTGTTGGAAGATTTTATTGAGTTTGACGATTTTTTTGAGGCGTACCCCGAAGCAAAAAAGATACCCGTCCTACCGGTTACGGAAATACCAGACGTAGGTGATTGGGGCTTTATGGCTCCTGCTGTGCAATTTGATCCATTGAAAGGTGTTTTTTACGTTAAAGCTCAGAGAAATTATGGAAGAGCCGAGGGTGAGCCAGAAATAGAGCTTAATGACGCTGTTTTTGAAGATTATTCGTATGGCAGCAGAGGTAGCACAAATTTTGCGTTTGCTCTTCAGTCTTATGTAAATCACAAAGAAGGTTTAGTGCTGCCAAAAGGAGCATTGACCACGGACAGGGATATTCCTTTTGCCGGAGAAATATCGCCAGAAGCCACAACGTTTTCAAAACTTGCTGAAGATCGTAGTAGAAAGCAAAAAAAAGCCGGTAGGCTTTCGGCTTCTGAGTTAGACGATCAATTAGCCCTGACAGTTCCAACTCTTTTTGAAGAGCTTACCATGCCTGAAATATATGAAAGGCGGAGGAGGGCTCTTGAAAGAGGTGTAAGAACGTCAGACGAAGGGCTCGGGGATCAGTATGTAGATGCCATACAAGATGTATATGGTTTTCCGCCACCTGCGGGAGATACCCGCGCTCTTGGTGTTGTTGAAGATCAGTTAAGAAGTGAAAATCTTACTTTACCTATAGAGATGGGCAGCTTAGTAAGTGATTTGCCTTTTAACACTAATTTAGGATCTTTTGAAAGCAAGCTTTTAGTTAACGCTAGAAATTTAAAGCAAGAAAAAATTGGTGATCCTAAGTCCGGTAAATCTGGACCCACCAGCGGGGATCGTTATGCGGAACTTCTTCAAAAGACAAGTTCTGCAGAAGAGCTAGAACTCAGCGGCATTTTATCGTGGTTACGTGGTCGTAAAGGTGTCACTAAAGCCGATCTTGTCTTTGAGTTGGAAAAAAGAAGTGTCCCTATAAGGCAGCTAGACACCGGAAAATCAAAAAATGAGCAATTAGAGTTTAAATATGGAATTGCTGAAGAAGACAGACCGGTATTGGACCCCCGTAGTGAACCAAAAAACACAGGGACGATAGAGTTTGTAACTGATCCGGATCGTCGTTTTGTGGACGAGTTAGGCCGTGAAATTGATTTACCTAGACGCCACGGCATGTCCAAAAATAATTTTGGTTGGGTTCGGCACTCGCAGAGAGCTTTTGAGGATGACAATGGAGCATTAAGGCAGCCAACTCTTGTCATTGAAGAAATTCAATCGGATATTCACCAAAAAGCAAAATCTGACCAAGGCACTCTTTTGCAGCTGCGTGTCAATCAATTACTAAGAGACGGGAGGTATTTACGAAATGAAAGCGGCTACACTGCCCCCAAGGAATACGGCTCCCGTGAAGTAGTAGCTGAAAATTACAACGATCAGGTAACTAAACCGGCGGCGGCTCAAACAATAGCTGAAGGCTTTAGAAAATTTAAAGAAGCTTTTGTAGAAAGGTCCAGACAACAAGGAACCCGAGAAGACGTTATACAGTCGGGCTTAGAAGACATTGATAATGATCTTCGGAAGGCTTTATCCCAAATTGATACAGACCCTGATTTACAAGCTGTTAATGCGCTTGAGCGGGGCGCAAGTCCAAGGGAACTTGATTTTATTTTACCGTCATACATGCTCAATGATGCCTCCGTTTCGAGACGTTTTTTCAGAGATGACTTTGCGGTTAGAAAAATCGAACAAATGCGCAGGGCGTATCCTGAGTTAAGTGACACAACTTACAAGGATATATATGACCCTCGTTTCGAGGACGCAGCCACAGGGATAAAAGGCACTCCTTTTGCGCCTTTTAGAACGCAATGGCACAAAATGGCAATACAAGCGGCCTTGAAAGAAGCTTTGGAAGAAGATTTAGGCGGCTTGGCGCTTACCACAAAAAAAGGCTCCGGACAAAAAGCAGGAAAAGAACACAGTCAGTATGACAATGAGTATTTAAGCCACCTTAAAGAGATTGCCAAACGTTTTAATCTTAGGCTTGAATCGGTAGATCGCGCTACAAACACAGGCGGCTTGAAACTTATTCAGCAGGATCAAGGCAACAAACCCGACATTCGCTACCACTATCTTTATTTAGATAATCCAGAAGCGGACCTTGATGGGCTACAAGAATTTTTGAGAACACCTATTCGCACGTCAGGAAAACCTTTAGCTAAGGCCTTGGGCGGTGGTGTAGGTTCCATGGCCCCCGTAGCACGGAACATGTTCCAAGGGTATGATATACGACGCGGCGTAGGTGCATACGCCCCGTACACTAGGAGAGCCTAATGGCCAACGGTGACGACAAATCACAGCTATCTTCGTTGATGGACACTACGGCCATGGGGCCGGAAATCAATGAAGAAGAGATGGAATTAGACATTGAGGTGGCCGCACCGGGCACTTTTGTAGGTTCTGTTAACGAAATTTTGCCAGAAGGCATAGAAATTGAGCCGGACGAAGACGGTGGCGTTACTATCGACTTTGATCCTATGGCCATGGTTGGCCTTGATGACGGCGATTTCTATCGCAACTTAGCAGAAGAATTAGACGATAGAGAGCTTAGCCGCCTATCTTCAGAGCTTCTAAGCGAGTTTGACGCCAATAAAGCGTCTCGTTCTGAGTGGGAAGACGCGTATTCCAAGGGTTTGGAGCTTCTAGGCTACAACTACGAAGACCGCACGATGCCTTTCCGGGGCGCTACGGGCGTGACTCATCCCTTGTTGGCAGAGGCCGCCACGCAGTTTCAGGCACAGGCTTTCAATGAGCTTTTACCGCCCTCTGGTCCTGTCAGGACGCATGTTGTTGGTGAGAAGACTAAGGGCAACGAAGCGCAGGCACATCGTGTAAAAGACTTTATGAACTACTACATCACCAATGTGATGGAGGAGTACACCCCTGAGTTTGACCAGATGCTGTTTTATTTGCCGCTGGCTGGATCGACGTTTAAGAAGGTTTATTACGATGAGGCTATGAACCGTGCGGTCAGCAAGTTTGTGCCCGCAGAGGACATTGTGGTGCCTTACAGCGCGTCTGACGTGGATTCCTGCGAGAACGTAACACAAGTTTTGAAGATGTCATTTAATGATCTGCGTATTCGGCAGGTCATGGGGTTTTATAGAGACATTCCGGTAATTCCATCTCAGAGTGACAGCAACGAAGTCACTGATCAGATGGACAAATTGGAAGGCGTTGAGCCAAGTAACGTGGATTATGACTGCACGTTGCTGGAATGCCATGTCAATTTGGATCTGGATGGTTTTGAGGACATGGGGGAAGATGGCGAGCCAACGGGCATTAAGATCCCGTATACCGTCACGATAAGCGAAGATAACGGCCAGATATTGTCCATTCGACGCAATTTTAAAGAAGATGATGACCTAAAGAAAAAGATCCAATACTTTGTACACTACAAGTTCTTGCCCGGTTTTGGGTTCTATGGCCTTGGTTTGATTCACACCATTGGTGGTCTGTCGCGCACGGCCACTGCGGCGCTACGTCAGCTTATTGACGCAGGGACGCTGTCGAATCTACCGGCAGGTTTCAAGGCCCGTGGCCTACGGGTCAGGGACGATGAGGAGCCGCTACAACCCGGTGAGTTCAGAGACGTGGACGCACCCGGCGGGGCTATCCGTGACTCGTTGATGCCTTTGCCGTTTAAGGGTCCAGACAGTACGCTGTTTCAGCTTTTGGGTTTTGTGGTTGATGCAGGCCGTCGGTTCGCGACGATTACGGACATGAAGGTAGGTGACGGCAACCAGCAAGCGGCTGTCGGCACAACAGTAGCGTTATTGGAACAAGGCTCACGGGTCATGAGTGCGGTGCACAAGCGCCTGCACTATGGCATGAAGCAGGAGTTCAAGCTCCTTGCGCGGGTCATGTCGGAGTATTTGCCGCAGGAGTACCCGTATGCGGTGATGGGCGGTGATCGCACGATCATGCGTCAAGACTTTGATGACAGGGTGGATGTGGTTCCGGTATCAAACCCCAACTCTTTCTCGCAAGCACAGCGTATTTCTTTGGCGCAATCCCAGCTACAAATGGCCATGCAGGCCCCGCAAATCCATGATTTGCATGAGGCATATCGGCGTATGTACGAGGCTTTGGGCGTTGATGACGTAGACAGGATATTGATTGCGCCTTCGTCTGAGGACCCGATACCGAAAGATCCGGCGCAGGAAAATATGGATGTTATTGACGGTGTGCAATTGAAAGCGTTTGAGGGGCAAGACCATGATGCTCATATTATGGCACATTTAATTTTCGGAACGTCGCCTATGTTACAAGCCTTGCCGCAGGCGGCTATTGCGCTTCAGAAGCACATTATTGAGCACGTAAAGATCAAGTGTCAGGAGATGGCGACCGCGCAGTTGTTGCAACAGACGGGTGGTCAGGCGTTGACTCCGGATCTTGAGCTTCAGTTGGAGTCCATGGTGGCGCAATTGAACGCGCAAGAATTTGCTAAGTTGAAACAGCTTACTGCTCAAATAACTGGCCAAGGACCTGATCCGCTTGTACAACTCAAGCAACAAGAGCTTCAGTTGGATGCTCAGAAGCAACAGGCGGATATGCAGATCGATCAGGCTGAGTTGCAGATGGACCAACAGCGCATGGCTAATAAGCAGACTGAGTTCCAGCAACGGTTGGCTAGCCAAGAGCGTCAAACACAAGCTAGAATTGATGCCGCACGTGAAAGAGAAATTATGAAAATGAGGAACAACTGACATGAAAGTCAAAGTTGACGGTGCACCACCCAACAATCCGCCTAATCCCGTTGCTAAAGCCGAGATTCAAGGTCAGGGCTCAATTCCTTATGCCGTAGCAAAGGAAGAAAAGACGCCCGATACTATGATGGGTAAGTCTACAACCGGCAAGAAACGTGGCATGGGTGCCGCGCTTCGCGGCTCACGGTTCACTAGCTGTTAAGGTGAGTCATGGCGGCTTCTAAAGAGAGTATAAACAGGCTATACAACGAGCTTTTTGGCCGGAATGCTGAAGAAGCAGGTGTCGCGTATTGGCAGAAAACAGGCCTCACTGGAGAAGAACTCCGTGATAACCTGATTTACGCGTCAGGAAAAGCCGAAGCGGGTAAGCGCCAAGATTACAACTCTTATTTAGCGCGTCAGGCTCAACTTGCTAGAGGCGTAGAACCTGCGGGTTACGGCCCTTCTGTGGGTCAAGAAACTTTAATGGCTATGCAAGAAGAGCTTGCGGCGCTTAGAGAGCTTTTGGCGGCACAAGGATCTTCAGGAGGCTCTGCAACGCCGATAGGGGTTCCGCCCGTGGGACAACCGCCCGTGAGACAACCGCCCGTGGAGCAACCGCCAGTGGGCGGAGTCGCCGGGGGGTCCTCCTCATATATTACACCTGCCGCCCCTCCGCCAATGAACAACCCTTATTTAGCGCAACTGCCGTCTAACCCTCCTGTAGGATATATCCCCCCTACCCCAGAAATGCTAGACGCGTATCGTTATCAGCAATTTTACAATCAAGGCACGGCTACCCCTGTTGATCAAGGAATTGGATCTTTGAGCTATTTCGGTATTCCGCCTTCTCAAATTCAAGCCTCACTGAGTGGATTCTAATGTTACAAGCCCTGATAGGCCCTGTTACGGGATTGCTAGACAAGTTCATACCCGATGCTGATGAAAAAGCGAAGCTTGCACATGAAATTGCAACAATGTCAGAGCGCCACGCTCAGGAGATCGCGCTCCAGCAGATCGAGGTATTAAAGCTCGATGCGAAGGGGAACTGGTTTCAATCAAGTTGGCGGCCCCTAGCCGGTTACACATGCGTACTGGGGCTGATGGTCAACTTTTTGATTTCTCCCCTTGCCGCAGGATTTGGAGTTGAGGTGCCGCAAGCAGACGCTGGGGTGATGATGCCGCTTCTCTTGGGAATGCTTGGGCTTGGAGGCGCTAGGTCCGTTGAAAGGATCAAAGGCGTAGGAAAGTGAAACCAGAAATACTTGATCAGTGGAGAATATTGCCTCGGCTGGTCATGTTTGTAATGATTTTCATGACGTACCGCGTGGTTGAGTGGTTCATGGATCTTCCTGACCCAAACCCAGAGCAAGCCGCATTGGTTTCTGTCATGACAGGGGCGCTTACGGGCGCTTTTGGTTTGTTTTTGGGGTCCGGCAAGAAAGAATGACTTACAAATACTTCAAAGAAGAAGAATTTGCTTGTCAAGAAACCGGGGAAAACGAGATTGTTCCGGAGTTTATTGATCGTTTGGACGAACTTCGTGAAGCGTGTGCCTTTCCTTTTCACATTACTTCGGGGTATCGATCCCCAAACCACACTTTAGAAAAAGCTAAGGTAAAACCCGGAACACATGCTCAAGGTATTGCCGCAGACATACACGTTGAAAACGGCATTGAGCGGCGGAAAGTTGTAGAAGAGGCCTTGAATTTAGGCTTTGGTGGAGTGGGTGTTGCAAAGACATTTGTTCATGTGGATATCCGCACTACGGGTCCTGTCATGTGGACATATTAGTTGCTCGTTTTAGATTGTCGTGATATATAGATAAGACTTTCTGAGATGGAGCGCATGTGGATTCATTATACTTAGTACAGTTTGTTCAAAAGTCTATAAAGGACAGACGCGTACAAGTCTTAGAATTGTTGGAAAACAACGGTGTTAAGTCGATGGAGCAGTACCAAAACCTTATGGGTGAGCTATCGGCTTTGAATTATGTAGCACAGGAACTCTCGGGCCTGCTAGAAAAACAGGAGCAACTAAATGACTGATCTAGCTGAAGAAATTGACCTAGACGCCGCCGCAGAAGGCGTCAAATCCCTTTACAAAGCTCCACAACCCAAGGTGCTTGACCCCAAGGCCATGGATAAAAGTCTTCTGGAGCGTATGCCACAGCCCACTGGCTGGCGCATGTTAATCCTCCCATACCGGGGCAAAGAAACTACCGAAGGCGGTATTTACATACCTAACCAAGTCTTAAATGACACTCAGCTTCAAACGGTGGTGGGGTATGTCGTCAAGCAAGGCCCGCTTTGCTACAAAGACGCGGATAAGTTTCCTGATGGCCCGTGGTGCACTGAAAAGCAGTGGGTGATTTTTGCTCGCTACGCGGGTTCTCGGTTCCGTATTGACGGTGGGGAGTGCAGGATTTTGAACGATGACGAAATCCTAGCAACTATTGACGACCCAGAAGACATTCTTAGTTTGTAAAGGAGGAAACCATGGCAGAGCCGCAATTTGAGTTAGACGTGGGAGACGCTGAAGAAACAGAGGTTGAGCTTGAGCAACCGGAAAAAGAGGATGTTCCACGTGGAACATCTGAGCCCGAGCCTGAGCCTGAGCCAGAAGTAGAAGTTGTTGAAGAAACTTCTAAAGAAGACACAGAAATAGAACAGTACAGTGAATCTGTTCAAAAGCGCATCAACCGTCTTACAAAGAAGATGCGGGATGCCGAGCGCCGCGAAGAAGAAGCCATCAAATACGCACAAAACGTGCAGTCTGAGGCTGAAAAGATTCGTCAGCGTATGGAAACGTTAGACCAAGGCTTTATGAATGAGTACGGTCAGCGTATTTCCATACAGCAAGAGCAGGCAGAAGCTAATCTGAGGCGAGCCGTAGAGCTTGGAGATGCAGAGGGTCAAATTGCGGCCCAGAAAGAGCTAACCAACCTTACTATTGCCGCAGACGGTTATGCCCGAGCGCAACGCCAAGCGGAATCTCGCGCTCAACAAGCCCCACAAGAGGTTCCACAACAGGCCCCGCCGCAGGCGCAAGAGCCGCAAAGGCAAAGGCCTGATCCTAAAGCGGAAGTGTGGGCTGAAAAAAATTCTTGGTTTGGAAACGATGAGGCAATGACGTTTGCCGCCTTCGGAATTCACAAGAAATTAATTGAGGATGAGGGGTTTGACCCGCAGTCCGATGACTACTACAATGAATTGGACTCCAGAATTAAGCGGGAATTTCCGCATAAATTTGGAGAGGAGCAATCCACAGGCCGCAAACCCGCTCAGACTGTTGCCGGTGTCTCACGCTCCACCAAAACTGGGCGCAGTGGTAAAAGGGTCAAACTCTCTCAGACCCAAGTAGCAATCGCTAAAAAATTGGGAGTGCCGCTTGAAGAATACGCGAAATACGTAAAGGAGTAAGAAGATGTCCAAAGAGAAGAAAGGCTTTGAGGGCATTAACCGCTCCTCACGTGAAACAGCGTCAAGGGAGAAGCAGGGACGGCGTAAGCCTTGGACTCCCCCGTCTATGTTAGATGCACCACCTGCGCCAGAGGGCTACAAACATCGTTGGATACGCGCTGAAGTAAGGGGTTTTGACGACACCAAGAATATTTCAGCAAGATTGCGAGAAGGCTATGAGCTTGTTCGCCAAGATGAGTATCCAGATTTTGAATCCCCGGTAATTGAATCAGGTAAATACGAGGGTGTGTTTGGTGTTGGCGGATTGATGCTCGCTCGCATACCGGTAGAAACAGTGGAGGAACGCGCTGAGTACTTTGCTCAACGTAACGCGGACCAAATCGAAGCTGTTGAAAGCGATATGTTGCGAGAAAACGCTCATCCAACGATGACAATCGGAAAACCCGAGCGTCAGAGTCGTGTAACTTTTGGCGGCCCCAAGAAATAGGGCCGCACAGAATGGAGAACTAAACTATGGCAAATCAAGAAACTGCCTTTGGTCTTCGTCCTGTAGGTCTTGTAGGAAGCGGTGCTAACAGCACAGGTGTTACTCAGTACGAAATTGCTAGTAACAACGCAAATGCTATCTTTAATGGAAGTATTTGTGTTCCCACTGCCGCAGGCGTCATAGACCAAGCTGGAGCTACCGATGGCGGCACTACGCAAGCCCTCGGTGTTCTAGTAGGGGTTGAATATCACGATGCCACACAAAAGAAACCTGTGTTTCTTAACTATTGGCCCGGATCAGGAAGCGTATCGGTAGATACTAACTTCCCGGTAAAGGCTCTTGTGGCGGATAACCCCGATCAACTGTTCGTCGTCGCGGCGGATGCTACTCTCACTGACCGAGCTACTGCATTAACGGCTGTTTTTGCTAACGCAAGCTTGGGAACTTCTGCTCGTACCGGTTCTACCGATACAGGTAAGTCAAATTCCCAATTGGGCGTAAGTACGATTAACACCACTGCAACGCTACCATTGCGTATCGTAGGTCTGGTTGACGATGATGCTAACAATGATTATTCGTCTGCGGGAGCGCACCTCCTTGTTCGATTGAACGCTCATTTCAACGCTGGCACACGTGGTTTTGCTTCGCAAACCACTGCCGACTCAACCGGCATTTAAGGGGGATTAGGTAATGGCTATTTCTCGCGCACAGTTGGCGAAGGAACTTGAGCCGGGGCTTAACGCTCTCTTTGGACTTGAGTATGATCGCTATGAACAGGAACACGCTGAAATCTTCGATGAAGAAACTTCAGATCGTGCTTTTGAAGAAGAAGTAATGTTGTCTGGCTTCGGCACTGCGCCGGTTAAGTCAGAAGGTGGTGCTATTTCGTTTGATGACGCGCAGGAGACATTTACTGCACGTTATACTCACGAAACGATTGCACTGGCGTTTTCAATCACCGAAGAGGCGATTGAAGACAACCTGTATGACCGCCTTGCTTCTCGTTACACCCGTGCTTTGGCACGATCAATGTCCCAGACCAAGCAGATTAAGGGCGCTTCAATTTTGAACAACGCCTTTAGCACTGGCTCTCCTGTGGGAGACGGTGCGGCTCTTTGCTCTGCGGCTCACCCTTCTCTTTCAGGGAATCAACGAAACCTGCTGTCAACCGCCGCTGACCTCAACGAGACTTCTCTTGAGCAGATGCTAATTGA